CTGTTCAAAAATTGACCAGTGTTCATGCTTGATGCAGTACTTAAGAAGTCCTGCTGCTGTTCCAAAATTAAGTTGATTGTTTGGATTACTTACACGAGCAATGTAAGAAATAACTTCTTGTGCATTATTATTAACAAGTTCTCCAGCACCTTGAGTAATCGCAATCAATTTAACATTATTCATCTGGTTCACCTTTCATATGCAGTAATTTAATAGCTTGATTTGCAAGCTTTTTGGCTTTACGAAGATAGCGTAATTCTTCTTCTTCGTACATCCAAGGTTGCTTCAAAGCTTTTTTTGAAAGTTTTCTTGTATCTTGAAATCTCATAGAGATAGAAATAGACCCTAGTATTATAGCCTAGAGTCTTGAATCTGTCAAGTTATTTTCTTATTGATGGGTTCGATCCACTACCTCTTCGACCACCCATACCGCCGCCAGCTGGTGCTGGTTTCGGTGCTGGTTTTGCAGCAGGTTTTGGCGCTCCACCATAACCAGGAAGAGGTCTTGCTGGCAAACTACCTGTTGACTTTAAAGTTACCTTTGCAGGATCTTTAACACCAATATCTTTATAATATTTTTGAGTGGATGCAAGTGCTGTTCTATATTCCCTCTTTGCTGCTGCAGCATCTCTTTCACGTTGTCCACCAATGCCTGTGGTTCTAGAAATATTTCTAAGGGCACCACCAAGACCAACATCTCTGGATGCAACAGAAGCTCTTGCCAAATAAACAGGTTTACCACCCTTATAGGCTAGATCTCCAACTTTACCTCCAGGAAGAAGCATTGTTTTAGGAAGTTGTGCTTTTGATTGAGTTTTAGCACCAGTTCCGACAATAGCAGATCCTGATCTTGCACCATAAACACCAGCTTGTGCAGCTACTTTTCTAGCCGAAGTAGTTCCAGCTTTCTGTCTTGCCCTTTCATAATCTTGTTCAGTAGGAGCTTTTGGAGTAACTCCTGTTAATTTATCAGATAAAGCACTAGCTCCAGAACCACCCAACACACTTCCCAAGATACCGCCAGTAACTGTTGCAGCTGCTCTACCAAGTGGATGTGGAATAGGAAGTGCCGCTCCTAATTTAGCACCTGTCATCCATCCTGCCTGCCCTCCAGCAGCAGATGCTGCTGCACCCGAACCTGCCTGAACTCTAGTCTGTCCAGCATCTCTTCTTTGCTTATAATCTAAAGCACCTAAACCAACATTCAAAGCACCAACTGCTGCCTGTCCTCTAGTTGGTCTAGGAATTCTAAATCCAGATGCTTTTGGTTTTGTAGCTAATCCAGTGCTAGATGTGGGAGTTTGTTGTCTGCGTTGTTTTGCAGCATCCCATGCTTGTCTTACTCTATCACCAAATCCTTGTTTTGGTTGTGATTGAGTTGTACGAGCTTGCTGTGCTTGATTATATGTTTGCTTAAACTGTGCTCTTTTTCTTCTTAAATTTTCACCAGCAGGTCCTAAATTCTTTACATATTTTTCAAAATCGGCATCACTCATGGTTTTCCAAGATCCAGTAGCACTCACTCCTGGTGAACCTGCTTCTGGACCATAACCACTAGCTTCTACAATAAAATCTGTAAATGTTTTCATCTACACTAAAACCTTTTTTTTATTTATCTTCTTTTCTTTTTAGGATCATCAGGCTTAGTGGCACCATAAAGTTTTGGATTAACTGTGCCCTTTGTCCATGACATAGACTGCAGAACTCCAGTTCCAAACTTATCATAATATGCATCAAAGATTTTTACTTGAGCATGAGATTGAACAATATCATAAAGTATAATACCATTCACCTTATAAGTGACAAGATAAGAATTTAATGGCAGATGTTTAGACTCTGCCATAACCTTATCACACTTTTCATGTAAAATTTTTACTCCACTTTTTTTTATTTCTTCCTTTTCATCTTTCGTCCAAATGGATGAAAGATCATACTCTGTTACCCCATTGGATAGAGGGGAAAGCTTCTCTGACGAGGTTGTGTGTGATTCGATATTTTTTGCCAAGATTCTTGTCCTTTACTAAACATACAATTTCTGCTTCATCTTGATGAAGTGCTTCAATCATTTGGATAAACAAAACCTCTTTTTTTGATTGCGTCATTTCATAATCACCACCTTCGATAAAGTGATAGAATTTTCTATACTCACTATTGATGCGAGTATGTTCGGTTCCTGCTGGCGCATCATTAGGTGTGTAAGGTACTTCACCCTCTGGTAAACAGCTTTTCAATGAAGTATCAAAATTCCAAATCAACAATGCCTTTAGTGCAGGACTTTCGTATTGTTGAAGGATAGAAGCTTTCTCTTCCTTCGTTTTAGCGTTTGATACTTTTTGTAGAATTTCCGAAATCAACGGATTGTTAGGTAATTTCATTTCAAGTTCCTCTGTAATTATTCGTCCTCCTCGTAGTCGAGGTATTCTGGGTTTTCAAAACTAAATGCAATAACTTCGTCTGGAATAAGTCTCCCGCTATCATCAAACATTTCTGGGTGAATGCTTTGCTTTTTAAAGTAATCTTTAGCTACCCATCCCACTAACCCACCGACAATCAAAAACATTAATGAAAATAAAACGGTGAATGTAATTGAAAACGCTAAGAGTTCCATCTTTTTTCTCCTTTATGTTTGTCTCTCACATTGAGAGAAAATTCAAAATAGATGGTTATTTCTTTTTTGAAGAAAGTCACCATCTTTCCAAACTTTATGAAAAATGTTTTTGGATCTGGTACTTTCCTCCTAGGACGAAGCATTAGCTCAACACCTTTATTTATCCTATCCACATTAACCCTTCACATAACCCTCGTTAATTAAATAGGCAACTGTGTCAGCACAACCTCCAAGTTGTTGGTCATCTAAAAGAACCTGTGGAAAAGTAGAACCCTCACCAAATTCCTTATAAAATTGTTCCTTTGTAAAATGCTCATCAAGATTATACACTATATGATCAAGATGTGCAAGTTCAAGAACTTGTTTAACCTTTACACAATAAGGACAGCCTGTTTTTGAATAAATTGTAAACTTCATTTTCATACAAAACTCCGTTAGTATTATAATTGATTTATGATATTATGTCAACTCTACATTTGGATCAGGAGGACGAGGAGTTGGTTTCCACATACATTCTGCGGCATCAAGTCCCCAGTTGCGATAGAAATCTTTACGATCTACAAATCCATTTTCATTAACAATTGTTCCATATCCATCATCACGGAACATCCAACGACCAACAGAATCGTCAAAATTAACCCAATCATTTAAGAAGTCATCTCTTCCCCATACTAAACAATATTCATTAATAAACGCACCATTTGGAAATTGATTTTTCCGATCATATTCAAGAGTACCAAATCGACAATTCTTATCTGATACTGGTTCAACAACATAAAAGCGCGATGGTTCTTGTTTTACAAGATATGTAATCCACTGCCAAATATCATTCGCAAGAATGTTTCCATCATAATCAAGTATGGGTTGACTTTCATCTTGTACAAACCCTCTTGTGTCTACCCATTCATCACATCCCCAATTGCATTGTTTACATGGACTGAATTGTGGACTTTCACCAAACCAAAAACCAATTTTCCATTTATCATAGGGGAAACACTTTCTTAGAACTTGTGATTTACATTCTCTTGATACAACTGTAAGTGCTTCATTATAAGGAACAGATGCATAGACAAAATCAAATGTATCAAAGTCTGAAACTTTAACCACTTTATTTTTATAAGTCCACACATCATTAATATGTTGATCTGGATATGAGACGACGGGAGCAATCATTGTATCTTTGATTGTAGTGATTGTCTCTGTCATTCTCTCATAACAACTTGAAATGTTTTCATTCAAGTTGGGATACTTTTCAAGATTATCATGAATGGATTCGACAAATGCACCAAGAACCCAAGAAATAATTTCTCTTTGAGGAAGTGCTTCTATACTACCAATTAAATCAAAAGCATTCCAAAAAAGATTTGAAAGAAACGATTGTCCTACTTCTTTATTATCTTGCTCTTGTAATTTTAAATAAATTTCTGGAATTGCAGAATTCATATTATTCTGTAACTCAGAAAGAAATGCGTTGAGTGTTTGAAAATTTGATACTAGTTTTTGATATTCCATAATTAATTTTGATAACATCCTCTAGGAACAATATGTATTTTTGGATTTATAGTTTTGAATGCTGTTATGAGATATTCACATGCAACTAAAGGATTGCAATGATCTCCACATGTGAATATATCAATAGCAGCATATTGCTTCTCGGGCCAAGTATGAATTGATAGATGTGACTCAGAAAGTAAACAAACTGCAGTAATTCCTTGTGGAGTAAACTCTATGGAAATTTCATCCATTAAAGTTGCATTAGATTGAATAATAGCTTCTCTTAAAGAAGCCATTATAAAATCTTTATTGTTTAATAATTTTGCATCTGAATCACACGCATCAAGTATATAATGCGTTCCTAATCGCTGTTCCAATACACTAATTTCAAGATTAAATTTATTTATTATGAAAATTGATGTAGCTGACCATTGTGATAGATGTACCAATCAATTCCTTTACCATCACTGTCGCCCGTCATTTCAATTTCTTCATCCAAATAACGAGCACCAGTTACAATACTAAAATAATCAGCAATTTGACGAACTTGAATTACAAGATTTTTAGGATCAAATTCTTCTTCATCCTTAAGTTCAAAGGTTCCTTGATAACCACCTTTTTCAATCGAATGGTAAATCATATAGACACCTTCAGGTTCACAAAGTTCATCCACATATTCACAAATGGCGGTGTCCTCATCATCATCTGCAGGAACATTATCTGCAATGTCTTCAGCAGTGTAGTATGTAAGACACTCCACCTCTTTCAAAAACAGAGGACTTTCTTCATCTTCAGTTTTACAAACACCAAAATACTGATCAGTATAAGCACCCCAACCAAGAGAACCATCAGTAATAGTATCCCAGGTAGGAAGATCGGACGGTTCATCCCACTTATGAACCTGTTCAGAAATTACATCTGCATCAAATTCAATTTCACCTTCTTCATTAAAGGTAAAATATTTTTCAATTTGCTCTGCAGTCAGTTCCACTGCACCAATTTCTCCAAGGTAGGTTCGTGACCACGGATGCTCACCACCAACCCAAACAGTGTATTCAGTCATAAGTAATAAAAAACCACCTAGGTATTCTAGATGGTTTGAGGTTATTTGTCAAGTGGTCTGCTGGAAGGAGGCTTCCAATCTTTAGGAGGTCTGAATAAGTTGGGGAAAGTATCTTGGATAATTTCCCTCAATTTATAATTATCAACCGATTGCAGGTGCTTTGAGGGCAACTGGTGTTGCTTCGACACTTGCAAGATCCAAAGGGAAGTTATGTGCGTTTCTCTCGTGCATTACCTCAAAGCCAAGGTTGGCACGGTTCAGAATATCAGCCCAGGTGTTGATAACACGACCTTCAGTATCGAGAAGGGACTGGTTGAAGTTAAAGCCGTTGAGGTTAAATGCCATGGTGCTAACACCAAGAGCAGCGAACCAAATGCCTACAACGGGCCAAGCGGCAAGGAAGAAGTGTAGTGAGCGAGAGTTATTAAAGGAAGCATATTGGAAAATAAGGCGTCCAAAATAGCCATGTGCAGCTACGATATTGTAGGTTTCTTCTTCTTGTCCAAACTTGTAACCGTAGTTTTGGGATTCGTTTTCAGTAGTCTCACGAACGAGTGAAGACGTAACCAGGCTTCCGTGCATAGCACTAAAGAGGCTGCCACCAAATACCCCAGCCACACCGAGCATATGGAACGGATGCATAAGGATATTGTGTTCTGCTTGGAAGACGAGCATGTAGTTAAACGTTCCCGAGATTCCGAGAGGCATTGCATCAGAGAAGGAACCTTGACCGAAAGGATAGACAAGGAACACTGCAGAAGCAGCGGCAACAGGAGCAGAGTAAGCAACACAGATCCAAGGACGCATCCCCAGACGATAAGAAAGTTCCCATTCACGACCCATGTAGGCATAGATACCAATCAGAAAGTGAAAGACGACCAGTTGGAAAGGACCACCATTGTACAGCCACTCATCAAGAGAAGCAGCTTCCCAAATGGGGTAAAAATGCAAGCCAATGGCATTGCTTGAAGGAACTACAGCACCCGAAATGATGTTGTTTCCGTACATGAGTGAACCAGCAACAGGTTCACGAATGCCATCAATGTCCACGGGAGGAGCAGCGATAAATGCAACGATGAAGCAAATTGTTGCGGCGAGAAGGCAGGGGATCATCAGAACGCCGAACCAACCCACATAGAGGCGGTTGTCGGTGCTGGTGACCCAGTTGCAGAATTGATCCCAAGTATTCAGTTGTCGTTGTTGAGCAATAGTAGCAGTCATTGTTTTAAGCAGTTAGTAAGACCATCAGGGAAATGGTGGAGATACTATGCTCCCCGCACCCTTAGCGGGGATATGAGAGACGGATTGGTAATCCTGCCTAGTCTCGGTCAAGCGGCAGGGTGTTAACAAAAATTAAAGAGTTGTTACATTCCTTAACTTGTTGTTGTATTTATTATAGCACTGTCAGAAAATGCTGTCAATACTCTAAATACAAGAGTATCATAAGTAACTCTAATGGCTAAGTCGCCCAATAAGAAAGGGAAGAAAGGCCCTTCTAAACAAAATCAAGGTAATGCGACTGCGAAGAAAGCAAAAAACGGTGGTAAGAAAAAATGATTCCTCTAATCCTGGCATCAGTTTTTACAGCTACCCCCATGGGCCCAGGTCAGGTGCCACATTTTATGAGAACCTGTGATAGAATTCGTATTCATGATCCTAAGACAGGAACTAATTGGATTCTTTGTATCAATGGGGTTTATCAATTTCCTAAGAATGGTAGACCACAAGATAGAAGTTTGCCACAACATAAACAACAACTAATTTAATCTTATGGAATTTATTGCTTTTTTGATTGTTGGATATGTGGAAATCAGTCCAGGTCAATGCAAACTTGAATATTTTCGTTACAACGATGTACACTCGCTAGTAATCCCGTGCCACGAGAATGGAACACTCCAAAGAGGGAGTGTTGGAATGATTCCATCCATAAAATACTTAAAGCCATAGATCATCACACTCGTCTTTACTTAGAGACGGGTGATTTTTGGCATGAGGAACAGGCACAAATATTACGAAAGTATGTCAAAGATTTAAAAGTTTGGATACATAAAGAAGAAGGTAGATGAAAAACCTAAAACTATTAGACAAACTTATTGTCACTATTGTAATAGGCACACTCGGATACGTTGGTGTAACATTTGCCAACTGTAACTTTCTAATACCAGGCTCTATGGAGAGAGCAGATGCTCTAGGGGGGTTAAAGAATCCTCCACCGCTAGAGTGCTCACAGTCAGTCACACAGGGTTACAACGCCCTCTTCACGCTATTCACAGCGTTGCTAGGATTAAAAGCAAAGATGGATGACTAAGAAACCCAGAGTTTACCCTCTGCTTTCCTGCGTCTGAGTAGTCCTGCCTCTACTTTACTGCCAGGATTACGATACATCTCCAATACTTTAGGCACTTCATTCCATCTACGATCTTTTAGGATGCGTGTAATAGTATTGAAGTTAGAAGCACCATAGAAACCTGCACCAAGATTATAAGCAAAAGAAAGTAAAGCCCCTCTTTGGTTGTCATTCATCTCGCTCCAATAAGGAATCTTTGTAAGTGCTGGAATAAATTTATTTTTTAAATCAAATTCCAATAATGTATCTGCATATTTTTGAGTGATTATTTTTCCAATTTTAAATGAAGAGCCATCAAAGTCTTTTGTACTTCCCCACCCTATTGTAATTGGCAATCCCCCAGTTAAAGGATCGGGATATGCATGTAAATGACATCCTTCAAATTCTTTAATTAAATCCACCCCAGATTTGGGTAGAACTACCCCACTTTGGGGTGGATTGGCAGGGTGTTCTACTTTTTTGCAGTAAAAATTCTTCCCCAACCAGTTTTATCTTTACCCTTCTCTAACCATCTTTGCATAAGTTCTGTCTTCTTATATACAGCTCTTTTACCATTAGTAACAGAACCACTATAGCCATCATTTAATGAACCATAAGGATCATTAACTACATAATCTTCACCTTGCTTACCAATTACGGTAAGCATGTGCCCGCCAGTAGGAGAAGATAAAGAGCCCCTATGGAGTATGCCAATAACCACTGGTCTACCAGCAGATAACTCACGATCAAGATCAGCAAACCCAAGATTATACTTAAATTCAGACTTAATTCCATAAGACTGTAGAACACGAGTTTGAACCGAGTGATCCGTTGAATCACCAATTGCAAAAACTTTTTGAACATAAGCATCATCACCTTTTGGCCCGTTAAGTGTACCTGGCTTAAAATATTCTAACACCATAGCACATGCAGATGAATTACAAGTTCTGTTAGCATCCCTGTAATTATCTGTTTGTGGAAACCAAGGTACATCAAGAACTGTTGATTTTGACTTTTCTGGTTGAGATCTATAAATTTTTACCCAATTTGCAGTATCTTCTAATAAAGGTGAATTCAATAAATCAACTTCAAGTTGTTCTACTGCAGCAACATGTTTGGGATTATTTTCGTCGTAATGTTTAAAAAAGTTATGAAGATCTATTTTCATTTGATTATTATCAACTATTCGTATTTATTACCTAACGTATTCTTCCAACTTATCTAGTAATAAATTCATATAACGATTTGCCAAATCTTTTGTTCGTTGATCATAAGGCTCATAATATATTTGATTTTTTAATTTTAAGATATGAACTTTCATTTCATTCTTATCTAACTGTCCCCTCGGCATACATAAAAAAGAACTCAGCAGTATTTAGTGCTGAGTTCTTTATTGTGTGGAAATCAAAAAATTCCAGGGATGATTTGTCCTGTAGTAAGGTAGGTGCCAACAGCAATGACGAAACCGAGCATTGCTAGACGAGCGTTGAGGATTTCTGCCTCGGGGGTAAAACCGAATTTCATTTTGTTTCTCCTTGATAGGGGTGTTGTTGTTTGAGTTCAGGGTTTGGTGTGGATGATACCACTTGTTTGATTGGTTTGATGACAATAAACTTGTCATTCTTTAGGGTGCCAGCAAGCTTGACCTCAAGTTTAGTGTTATGATCCCAGTCACCTGACGTAATCAATTCAGTAAGAACTGAAGCAAATTGCCCAAGCATATCACTAGTATTAGTGGAAGTAGGTATGTCTGACATCACCTTTTCTTCTGGTTCAAGATTGCCAATCATCAGTAATCATCTCCATACTTTAGTCCTGATTCGGCATTCATCAGTTCAACAGTCGTTTGGAATCCCTTTGCGACGGTGAGATCATGAGTCTTTCCGATGTCGTAGACTGCTGCAACGTCGTAGACGGGTGCAGTAATCCAACTAAATCCTTTACCAAAAGTGTTATCAGGATTGACCACGTACCAATGACAAGCAGTGTCAGGTACGGAAACAGAACATTTTTTCCAGTCATTATCCCATTGAGGTACTTGGACAAATTGTAGTATAGCAAATAATACTGCGAAGAGGCTGGTAAACATTAGTAGGTCTCAGAGAGTTGCTCTACAGCATAGCATAGAGTAACGAAAAAAGCAACCGAGGTAACGGTAAAAATAACTTCAGTCATCAGAAGATACCGAAGAAGAGCTTGCCAGTGAGTGCATAAGAAACAGCACCAGCAATAATGCCGACCATAGCCCAGCGTCCATTGTAGGTTTCCTTCCATTCATTAGGGGTTTGTTGACCGTAGTTATGGTAATACATAGTGGGTTCTTTTGCCCACATGTTTTGTTGTCCACGATCATTAGTTGTTACAGTCATTTAAGATATGTAAAGATTTACAACAGTATTATATATGAAAAAGGGGAGCTTGTCAACCCCCCTAAAGTTTTAAAATGCTTACAAATTATTAAATTCAAATTGGAAGAAGCTCTCAACAGTCATTTTATTAGACTCATTTTTCCACCATTCCATAAGACCATTACGACTTCCAGTATGAAAAGCATCTACATGTTCTGGATGAATTGTTGATCCAAGATCAAGACGATATACAAATATGGGAATTGAATATGTTTTTCCTGCATTATAAATCAAATCATCAGCAACTGCTCGTGGACGAACACCATTATCTAACTTGTACTTATCTTCACCACGAACATGATGCTTCATAAGCTTCTCAGCATAATGACGATTAATCATGTATGCTGCAGTAGAAAAATCATCCACAAGTCTGGGGTGAAGATTACCCAGTAGTTTGCGTGGGTTAATTACTGCAAGTTGTACAACATCCCAATCATAAGGAATATAAGAATAGAATTCTTTCCAAGTAAAGGGCCAATGTTTTACTGGTTCCAAATCAACATCATCTTCACAAAAAATTGCATGATCTGTTTCAGAAACATCTAACCAATGGCGAATAGCTTTTAAATGAGATGTGACACAACCCACTTCGCCAGATGAAATTTCTGGATACCTCCCAACGAGTATATGGCTAAGATCATCAGACCTACCATCATAAGCAGCAATCCTTTCATAGTTTGCAATTTCCCAGTAATCAAACTGGTCTTCAACATTTTTTCTTCTTTCGGGTTGTCCATCAAGATTCAAATAATAAATTGGACAGATGCCCTTCAGTTTGTATGCAGCTTTATTTTTTTCCATTGATAACAGAATGTACGTTTGGGATGTAATGATTTTTAATCACTTTGATCCAATCAAAGTTCTTAGAGTATTCTAGTATGCTTTTACGATTTTGTAAAGAGTACTCACGGTTTTCTATGATTTTTTGTTCAACATATTCTACATCAGAGATCTTGTCTTCGGGAATAATTGTAATAAATTCTTTAGATTGATCTAGGTTTGCCTTTCCCCACTCACATACTACTACACCAAGACCAGCGGCAAGTGCTTCCATACAAACTAGAGGATGTGCTTCACCATCGCTGAGAAGAACCAGATTACCATACTCAGTCAACTGTTTATGAAGTGTAGGTTTGTCCCATTCCCCAAGATAGTTTTTAGAAGTATTGAATCTACTGTCTGCAACATTACCAGCAAACCAAAGACTATCAATAGACTGGAACATATGTTGGCGTTTCCGATAATCAATCTTAGCCAAATAGATGCTACGATCAGAAAACTCTGGTGTATCTGTATAATTAAATACTTCAGTATTTACTCCGTTTGGAGTAACGAATAATTTATCTTCTGGAATATTTAATAAAATTTTGTAGATATTTTTAATTCCTTCAGATAGACAAAAAACATTTGGTTGAATTCTACCAAATGCATTTGCAACTCCAGCGTATCCATTAAACATATCGGGTCTTTCTAGATAACCAAAATGACTTGTGATTGCACATGGATATTGAATGTAATTATACAGACCAACAAATTCATCATAGTGGATATGAACAAAGTCTGGTCTGAAGGAATTAACTTCGTTTATAATTTGTTGAAAATCTTTGGTATTAATAATTTGCACTTCATGTCCTAAAGACTCAAGTGCATTTTTAGTATCCCAAATAAGAATTTCTACAGCACCCCATCCTGTTGGGGGTATGGGCATAATGCCAGGACCAATTAAAGTAATTTTCATCGTTTTATTAATAGAGGATAATCAGTACATACACCATAACAATCATATGCAATTAAATTTGGCAGATTTTCTTTTTGCATATAAGATTCTGGCATAACAATTATGCTTCTTGAAGTATATGGATGTCCAGGATATGTCCAAATTTTATTTGTACTGGTTAATGTATAGAAATCATTTTGATGCCAGAAGTAATTAAAACCACCTGTAGCTCTAGAAAATTCAGAAAGTGCTTCTAAATTTTTACAATGAACCCAAAGATGTTCTCTACGAGATCCTAACCAATACCAATTAATTAAATATTGTGGGTCATCATGCCCAAGATGTAACGTACCAGTAACAATATCATAACGTATATCTATTTCTACATCAAATCCCATAGAAATAGCTTTATCAATTTGTTCTGGAGAATTTTCCGTAAGTGGATTGGGGCCATCCAGATTGGCTCGATGTGCAATGATTCTCATGATTAACCTCTAATGCAATGTGCATCCATAGGATAGGGTGCTAAATCATTTTGTGTAAACCTTCTCATAAAAGCTCCATATTTGAAGGCTTCAGGTGA